CATACCTGCACTAGGATTGCTCATATTAATATAGTTATAATAACTGTTGCCTGACATAACATTAATGCCATTGTTACCAATAATATTTTTAATCATTTTGTTTGTGCTGGTAGTAAGTAACGATACTTTGCTAAACCACTATCTACTGTGATTTCAGCAGCTCCTTTATCAGTAAATCTTAACATCTTATCACCAGGTAAATCCAAAATAGCAACAAATACTTTGACTGGCCATTTTAACGCCTTACCGAGCGACCCTTTTACACCTTGATGAAAGACAAAATTACCACTATGTGTGCTTGGATCACCAAAGTAAATTTTTAAATCATTTTTATCAGTCTTTGTTGTGAAATGTTGTTCTTCACTATTTGCTGTTGCTTGTTTTTTAAGTCTCATAATACCAGCAATAGTTGGCTCAAATTCTACTTCCCAAGTACTACCTTTAAAAGTAACATTCTTAATCTTGTCCTCAACTAATACTTTACTCATTAAACGATAATCATTCACAAAGTCACTTGTTGCTGTTTCAAAGTGAATTGTAGTAGGTACATTTTCACCGTCTTTGTCAGAGCGTGATACATTGATAATAGCTTTATCATCATACTCGTCAAAACTTAAAATAGTTTTAAGTTTACTTAAATTGGGCATACCAAATATACCCTCAAAATCAGGAATCGCTGTGTTAAAAGTTCCTGATACAATCACTGACTTATCCTCAGCAAGTGCTGCTAATTCAGTTGATTTTTTTGTTCCTACAATCTTTACCAAATCAATCACACCCAATCCATGAGTATGTTGAATCAAATCTAATAGATAATCTTTCATTATTTTCCTTTGTTGTTCATTTATTTAGGCAATGTGTTGTTGTATAATAATGGAATTTATTACGCATGTCAAGCATGAATTTATCCAAATGAGAATAGTTCATCAAATGTTGTACTGGTATCAGTGCTACTACGCAAATCCCAATTCAATACACCAAGTAAATTATCAATCTTCTCATCAACTAATCCACGCTCCATTTCACTATCATCAAATGGCAATTCACAAAACCATTTTGGTAAACGCAATTCGTCAGTTGGATACGCAATACTTGTATACCCTAGTGGATTACTTTTTAATTTACATACAACAACTTTCATACCATCAACAATTTTCATACTATAATTATCGCTGTTAGCCTGTCTTAAGTAGTTGTAATTCAATGCCGCACGGACATGCCCAGGCATATTTGCTTTGCCAGTTTTACTATGTTTTTCTAACTCACCATAATAAGTCAACTTGTTCACAGATTTTGGACTACCTTTTGTCCAACTGTCTTGCTCACTTAGTGTGTGCTTAAAGTCTTTTATTTTTGTTATTACATCAGATTTTTGTTTACCAGCAAGTACCATTTCTAAAATTTCCATTAAGAAATCTTGTATGAATTTTGGAGTATCTGCTCGTTTTAAATCTAATCCCATAGCTTTAATATCACCAAGTTTACCATTAGTATCTTTACGCTTTCCTTCTTTGTCGTAAATATTAATAGCATATCGTTTTTTTGTAATAAAAATGCTACGGTCTCCGATCAATTCACGACCAGCTTTAATGATTTCACCATTTTTTCTAGGAGCATGAAAAGCAGTTTCCATAAAACTAGGAAAGCTATTATTTGCTTGTTCCGCTATGTTATCATATAATTGAATACATAGTTCTTTACTCCATTCTAACTCTCCAGAATCAATTTGGTCTTTTAGAATGTTATATGCGCTGAAATAACAACTATCTGTATCACCATATACAATTGCATTGCCTTCATGATTGTACTCACCAGCTATAACTTGATTGATGGTACTCATCATATGTTTTACAATTTGACGACCACTTAATGTTACGCTTTGTCCAATGCGTTTGTCATAGAAACGACAATGTTCATTTAACAATGCGCCATATGCTGAGTTAAGCAAAATCTTACGAACAAGTTGTCGCTTATCCCAATATTCACGGTCTTCGTTAGTAGTGCTTTCTTTTAGTTTCTTTTGCATTACTTTACGATCACTATACCATCGTGATAATAGTCCTGGAATAACACCTTCCATATCATAACGAAATATAGTACCATTAGCACTGAGTATATATGGGTTATGACTATCAAAGATAAGCTTCCATATTTCAGCAGCACTCATTTCTACACTGCGACCGTCTTCATAATCAAGAGTTAGGGTAGTTCCACGCTCACGGTTCATGATGGCAGTATATTCTAAACTACCAAACAATCCTTCCCATAGTATTGCTCCAGTAACATCATCATCACCTTCCTTATAATATTTTTTTTCACGGGCGAGTTTGTTACCCTTATCTCTCATGTATTGATCGGTAAGAGTTTGTCTGACTTGTCCGACAATGGTTTCTGGCGCCATGTTAAGAGCGCGGATCGCTGACGGGTAGAGCGAGTTGATGTCAACTGCTCCGACATATTCGTGTATTCCTTTTTTGGGCGTAGCAACAAAGGCACCTGCCGCTGGTTGTTCATCGTTATGTTCCTTTCGTTTTTTATCGGGTACTACCAAACCACGTTCATGGGCTTCGTTCATGATTGCCATTTCAATCATAGCTACCGATCCCATTACAGTAGGCAAAAGCACTGTGTTTTCATGTGCCAATGCGTTTGCCAAATCTAAGAACTTTAACTTGTTATGAATCTTTACAAGTAGCATTGTATCCTGACGATTGTATTCAATAAATCTGTAAAAATCTTTGTTATACAATTGATCAAGCGTACCTTCATATTGCGTTTTATTTTCACCGACTTCCATCTCGCCGATAAAATCTAATTTGTAACTATGGCGACTTTCATAGTTATACTTTTTGTAGAGTTGTAAATAATCCATATGAATACGGCCAACTAAGTCAAAAGTTTGTTCTTCCTTACCAAACCTTTCATATGTACGCATTCTAGGCATTTGACCTAACAAACAAAACTTTCTTGTGTCATCTTTACTCATTACTCTAGTGACACGGTTGACCATGTATGGAATGTCATATCCTTCACTATTCCAGCCAGTTAGTACATCAGCATCTTCAATAAGTTGAAAAAATGTTTCAAACATTTCAACTTCGTTATCAAACACAATACAGTTGTCAAACTTATTACATATCTCGTTACTTGTTTCGGGGCTCATATGTCTTGGAGCAATGACCAATGTAATAAGCTGATCTAACCAATCCAAATACATACTGATTGCTGTAACTGGGTTGAAAGGATCACTAGTAGGACTGAATCCTTTTTCAGGATCAAAGTCTACTTCAATATCAAAGAAACAAGTATGAAGTTTGGGAGGATCTGCTTTTAAGTAATTTTCGCTTAAGCAACGAAAAACCACATTGATATCACTTTCAAAGAGTTTTTTGTTACCATGTATACGCCTTTCTTTTTCAAATTCTGCCCGTTTGCGAGTTGAAAACTTGTTTACTGGGTCATTGAATATACTACGGTATTTTCCTTTTGGGTCACTATAGTAAAAAGTGTAATTGGCAGGATATTCTTTATAGGTGCGTTTACCATCTAGTGTTCTTTCAACAACATAAATTTTATCACTATCTCTATCGTGAATAGCATCAATATAACTCATAAATTTCTTGCTAACCTTATGTTTCCTGCTAAACTAATTCTATAATCGTTACTAGTATAGAACGGATATACTTCATGTACAAGTTGACTGGGAAATAATATCATTACATTTTCATATTCTTTGTTTAACGGAATATCATACATGTTATTGATTCCTAAAATATTTGAAAAAACAAAATGAAAAGACCCTTTTGTCTGTATAGAAGCAAGGTTTTTATCATCTTCATCTTCCCTAAGATAAGGGATATTGATCCAAATCACAAATGAAAGTACTCCTGTATGAGAGTGACAAGGATTAAATTCATGTTTTTTTTGAAAATTTACCCATACACTATCCATCTCATATCTTTTAGGAAAGGTATCAAACCTGTAAACAGTGTCTACAAAATTATATTTTTTTTCGTATTCTATTACAAAAGGTATAATTAACTTGTGTAAACTTGTTAAAGATTCTGTTATTTTATATTCTTCTTTAATCTGCCCTACTAGATTATGGTTAAATTTTTCATACTTTGAAAAATTACTTTTTATTTTTTTGATTTCTTTTTTAACAGGCAATAATTCCTCGTCAGTAAATTTAGCAGTTAAGTATCCAAAATTTGGAAATTCTACAAATTTTGTTTCTGACATTATAGTGTTTTACCAACCGTTTCTAAAATTTCATTTAATTCTTCGTGTTCTTTGTTAGCAGCACCTAAATTTGCTTTGTGAGCAATGCGTATAGCTTTTTTAAGCACACTTGGTTTTACTTCTAATTCTTCAGCTACAGCTTTGATCGTATCAGACAAGCCGCCCTGTAATGTTTCAATTTCATGCATAACGGCACAACCTTCGTTAACCAATTGTGTCAATTTAGTTTTTGCTTCACCGGTAAAAGTTCTTGACATAATGTTTCCTTTTATGTAATGTTAATATTATATATGTATTTTTTGGATAATACAAATCTTTTGGCGCTGTATGTGCCCAAATAAATAACACACTTATGGCACATATAAATAGGCACAAACATGGAAAGTAGATATAAAGAATTAGAAATACTCATAAACAAATTTACAAGAAAACTACCAGACAATACTGAATACGAAAAACGATTAGAAGAAGAACTTGAACTTATAGCAAAATTGGGTTTCGCAAAACACTTTTTGCGTGTAGTAGAAATACTTGAACTAACCAAAGATATACCACATATGACCCGTGGTAGCGCAGGCAGTAGTCTATTATGTTGGTTATTGGGCATTAGTGATGTTGACCCAGTAAAAGAAAAAATTCCATTAGCAAGATTTATGAACCCAAAGCGTGATGATTTGCCTGATATAGATTTGGATTTCCCACATTATCAACAAGAAACTGTAATGAACCGTATCTATAAACATTGGCCAAATCAATCAGCCAGGGTAAGTAACTATGTAACCTACAAAGAAAAAAGCGCCATTCGTGAGGCAGCAAAACGATATGGAGCAAAAGGACGATTGCCAAGGAATATTGACTTAGACAAAATTGTCCCAGAATTTGCCGAAGATGCCAAACGCTTAGTCAATAAATTATTAGGTAAGAAACGGTGTATCAGCAAACATTGCGGTGGTATATTGATTTTTGATAGAACAGTGCCAAAAAGTCTAATTAACGCAGAAAATCAAATATTATTAGACAAGTATGAAATTGAAGATTTAGAACATTTTAAAATTGATATATTAGCTAATCGTGGACTATCACAATTGT